GTCTCCTGTGGTCATTCTATTCTCAAATTCTTTGTACAAATCCCTAAAGCCTTCTTTAAACTTCCCTTCTTCAAAATCAAAACAATCTAATTTATCCTTAATCGGAAATATTCCATTTGAAGATTTCTTATTTATAGGCGCCAACATATCATCTCCTTTAACAATTTCCATCTCTGTTAGATCATCAAAATCCTCAAAATACAAATCCAGTAAATTTCCTGCAAAATCCAACTCTTCTTGATCCACTGGACCTATGGGGATTCTACTAGACTTAGATACGTCTTTTACAGTGTGAGCTCCATAAACACTTAAATTAGCTGGTTGGCGGGTTACTTCAAAAACTCCAAATAAAGGCGATTTAATGAAATTGCTATTCTTCGGCACATAAACGCTCAAATCAGTACTAATTTTAATCCCGCTACAATTATCTAAAACTTTACCACTTACTTCATTGGCTATTTTCAGACCATTATCTACACTCGATAAAACGTTAAAAATCTCATCTCTACAAGACTGGGACCATTGAAGTGTAACTCCTACTTTCTTATCTTCATGACCCGCTACGTGCATTCCCAAAATATGGCCTTGGTTTGTTATCGCTAAAGTACCACACATTCCAGAAAAATGTAAATCTTTGTATGTCAATGGATCAACTACTTTATTCATCATTTTCCCTACTGGGTAGACTATAGGACCATATTGTCCGGAGTTACATAGTATACCTTCTATCTTAATCACTTTATTCGGGAAAACTAATCCTATAGGGTTGTCTCTGTTAAAAGGTTGAAAACAACTAGCTAACTTTGGAAATGGAGACGGGAAACCGTCACTAAGAGCCACTATGGCTACATCATTCTCGACGTTTTTATATACCAGCCTCACCGGTGAATGATCGATTATCCTGTGATTCTTAACTCTGTCTTTATATACTACTACTTGCAAATCCCTATCCAAGACCAAATGGTACGGTACTATCAATTTTCTACCTGAAACTAAACTATGACAAGAGATTATTTTAGAAAGCCCATTCTCTGTGCATATCATATCAATTTCGAACATCTGGCTAGCTACTTTTGGTAACATGCTATGCACATTGCTCAAATTTAAAGATTCGTACTTATCTAAAAAATTTTCACCTTTATCTGGGCTTTCTGAAACTGACAAAAAAGCCCCTTCTTGCTGAAATGTATCTTTACACTTATAAATCAAAGTAGTAGCCAATAAACCTAAAACTAAAGCACTGCAAGCTAGCATAGGATTCGTCGTAATTATAGTTAAAAAATCGGCCAACAATTGTTTACACACTTCTAAGGCATGGTCAAAATAAGAGATTATTAAGTCCTTAACTCCATTAAAACAACTTTCAGCCATAAAAGGATTACTAGCTCTAACTAACTTTATATCATCTTCTACTAATGTATTATTAGAAAGTTGACTTCTCTTTAAAGCCCTAATACCCATTATTATAGTAGTGATCCAAGATAAAAAAGAATTCTGGTCTCCAACGTCACAATATGTTTGTAGCTCAACATTCTTTTCTTGTAAAAACTCAACAAAATCACTAGGAAAAGCTCTCAAAAACTGCTTCGTTTTAATGTCATAATATTTGAAGCACGCTATTCCTTTCATGGTATTTCCTTCTCCTACTACATGCTGAAAATCAAAAACATAGCCTCTTCTCCATAAAGCTTCGGGTGTCTCTATACAGTCTTTGGTAGTAAATCCCTGCAAATTAGTAAAATTATTAGTAGTTAAAAGAATAATTTCACTATTAAAATATTTGGTGTCTTT